ATGAGATTGCAGGCTTGGTTGAGAGAACACACATGTGAAGATATTGCATATCTAGGGGAGACTGAAGATAAAGATGGTGAGATGAAACATTTATATCGTATTGGCGAACATGAAGTATTTCATGATATGATCCATGATTTAGAAATGGAAGAAGTCCCTGACGATGAAGATTGAATATATTTTTAAAGTAGAAGGATCAGACATTTTTTATACTCCAGAGACAAACGGCGGAGGAGATCATTTCTTTCCAGAATATTATGATCTAGTTTCAGAATTCTATGGTAGGGTAGGTCATCTTATGGAATGGTGTAGTGGGCCTGGATTTATAGGTTACGGAATGATGGCATGTAATATATGTGATCATCTTACTTTATTGGATAAATTTAAACCAGCAGTTGACATAGCTAAGAAAACTGCTGAGAATTCATTTATAAAACATGGATTAGATTTTGTAGATACAGAAACAATATACCATCGTAGAGTTTTTCCTCGTACAACAGTATATCATTCAGATACTTGTTCAGTGTTATCTGATCATAAGATAGATTTAGTTGTAGGGAATCCTCCCCACTTTGAGTGTAAGGAAGATGCAATTAAAGCTTTGAGTAAGTTGGGTGGCACACCCCTATTCAATGATCATCTATCAGAAATTTTATTAGATTCAAATTGGGATGCTCATAGAGATATGTTTAATGAAGTATCGACAAGACTAAGTGATGATGGTATAATATGTTTGCAACTTCACTCAGGTGGATCTAGTCCTGATACATTCAAATCAATGATTGAAGAATCTGGTATGAGAATTACTGCTACTTTTGATAGTGCCAAGTATGATGATATCTATTATATGGAGGTAAGAAAATGAAATATTGTGTTGATATAGATGGAACTATTTGTAGTCAAACGGTGGGTAGAGATTACTCCAAGGCAATGCCATGGTGGGATCGTATTGCTGTCATAAATAAGTTGTATGATGAAGGTCATGATATCACTTACTTTACCGCTAGAGGTATGGGTCGATTCGGTGATGATCCAGATGCAAGCATGAAAGCATCGGCTCTATTATTTGATCTTACAGAACAACAACTTAAAGGTTGGGGATGTAAATATCACACTCTGATCTTAGGTAAACCACATGCTGATTTCTTTATTGATGACAAAGGAGTGAATTCTGATGAGTTCTTTAGGACGAAGTAGAAGACCTCGTAATGCTCGTGCGGCAGAACCTATTAAGTATGTGCCGAAGGGATGGGGATATGAAAAATGGATTGCAAATTGTGAGAAGTATTGTGGTAAACTTTTGTTTATTGCAAAGGATAAACAGTGTTCATGGCACTATCATAAATTAAAAGACGAAGTATTTTTTGTGCAAAGTGGAAAGATAAAACTCTTTCATGGATGGGAGGATGATATAGAAAAAGCAGAGATAACAATACTTAGAAGAGGAGATAAGTTTCATGTACCTATCGGTCTAAAGCATCGTATGTTTGCACTAGAAGATACTGAACTATTTGAATTCAGTACAGAACATATGGATTCTGATTCTCATAGAATCATGCCTGGAGATACGATTTAACTTCTGCATAATCATGTGGATACCATGAGGTATCTGCACATGTGTATTCTTGATACTTACCTTCTAGATGTTTGGGGAAGGGGATTACTTCAATCTCCGCCCCTTCTTTTTTGGCAATCAATTCTGCAATCTCAAGAAATGAGATAGGATTGCCAGTCCCAACATCATAGATGCCGCTCCCTGCCGTATTATCTAGGACAACATCTACCACATCATTCACACATACAAAATCTCTAAACGAATATTCAGAATCTTCAAAGATTTTAATTACCTTATTTTGTTTTGCTTGTAAAGTAAACTTACTTACTGGGCTTGCTTGATCTCCTTTGTGTTCTTCGCCTTCTCCATACACGTTAAAATATCTGAATCCCTGTACTTGTTCAAACCTATCCATGTTATCTAAGACCCAATAATCTACAGTTGCTTTTGATAGTGCATAGAAGTTTAATGGATTGATAGTCTTTTTTAAATATCCAAAGTCACTGTGAATCTTACCATATACAGATGCAGATGAGGCATATTTGACTGGGATAGAATATTCTATTGCTTTCTCGAATAGTGCAATGGAGAACTCTACGTTATACTTATGAATCTTATTTACATCTGTTTCTGTTGTACTTGATATAGCTCCCTGATGTAGAATCATCTCTACCTCATCCCACTTATCATACTGATTTAAGAAATCAAAAGCACCACTTTGTTCAACTCTGTAAAGATTTTCTGGATCAAGTCTCTTTTCAAATGCTTGACCTATAAAACCTTTGTAACCTGTAAGAATAATCATGTGTGTAGGTAAAATACTTGTGTCAATCGGTGTAGGTCATCCTCAAACCACCCTTCTTGATCTATTGCTTTGTGTAGTATATTGGAAGGATACATAATGAATCTATTATACTTCATTTCTGCGGTATGTACAAGTTTAAACCCATCATTAGTTATACCGATTTGATTGGGGTCTGCTTGTATTCCCTTGTATGTATAGAAGCCAGTGCCACCCTTACATTCCTTTCCTTTGTTTAAATAAATTACACCAGCCCATCCTGTATCATGGATACCAGCATCTATGTGAGGTCTGTCAGTTCTATCTTTAGATTGAGATGATCTAACTGAGAATGTTGAATCCGCTTTAAGAGATGTTATATCTTTGACACCAAACACTTGTTCACATATAGGTGTCCACACATCCACAAACTCCTCCATATCTATTGNCATATCTGTTTCTGTAGATGGGAACCTAAGAGCAAGATTCCTTACCATGTTTGGATTCTCATAGAAATTGTCTATGTAAACAATAGGAAACTCCTGCCATCCTATTAATTCTACCCTGACATCTACAGGGTCAGTTATGGCAAAGGTTTTTGCTTCATCAATAAAATACTTTTTCATATCACTAAATACTTCGGAGAACTAATGTGGAGAGGTTGTGGCAAAACCCAATAGTAAAGAAGGTTTGAAGGAATACGCTCTTAGGAAACTTGGAAAACCAGTTCTTGAGATCAATGTCGATGACGATCAGATTGATGATTTGATTGATGATGCCATTCAGTTGTTTCATGAAAGACATGGAGAAGGTATTGATAGAGTATTTCTGAAGCATCAGATTACAGAAGAAGAGAAGAACATCATGGTTGGTGTTGCATCTACTACCACTGCAACTAGTACTTTTGGTGGTATAAATTCTATTGACTATACAGAGACTGCCAACTATCTTCCTTTACCAGATAGTATTATAGGTGTCAATAAAGTATTTAAAATGGACGCATCAACCATATCGGCTGGTATGTTCAATATTAAATATCAGATCTTCCTTAATGATTTATACTACTATGGAGCAATCGATTTACTGAACTATAGTATGACAAAATCATATCTAGANACTCTAGATTATATACTCAATCCCGATGTACAGATAAGATTTAACAAGAAGAATAGTAGATTATATCTAGATCTTAACGTAAAAGAACTAACTAATGATGACTTCCTAATTCTAGACTGTTTTCGTGTAGTGGACCCTCAAAGTGAAACTAATGTTTACAATGATCATTGGTTGAAGCAGTATACCACTTCACTTATCAAACGTCAATGGGGTCAGAATCTCATTAAGTTTACTGGTGTTAAACTACCTGGCGGATTAGAACTTAACGGAAGACAGTTATATGATGATGCTGTCATGGAGTTAGAAAAACTCGATCAGAAGTTGATGGAAGAATATGCAATGCCACCTCTAGACTTTGTTGGATAATGCCTTTATCGCCTTTCTTTTTAAATGGATCTCCAAGTGAACAAAGACTAGTTCAAGACTTGGTGAACGAACACTTGCAGTTGTTCGGACAGGATGTTTTGTATCTTCCTAGAAAGATCATCAATCAGAATACAGTTATCAGAGAGATTACTGCGTCTAAGTTTGATGATAGTTTTAGACTAGAAGCATATCTAGTAAACGTAGATGGTTTTGGAACTCCTTCTGATGTGCTTACGAAGTTTGGTGTTCGAGATCAGGACGAAGTTACTTTAGTTGTATCTAAAGAAAGGTATGATGACTTCATTGCACCATTCATGAAGTTATTTCCAGAGAGTGAAAGACTCAATGCTCAAACTCCAAATGAAGGTGATTTAATTTATCTACCTCTCGACAATGCTTTATTTGAAATCAAGTATATTGAAAGAAAAGTACCGTTCTACCAGTTAAATGAACTCTTCATGTATGAGTTTAGATGTGAGATCTTTGAGCCTGAAGATGAGGTTATTGATCTACCTGATGGACTAACTGATAAGAATGGAGAAGATGTTGATGATGGTATTATCACTCGTGGTAACATAATTACTCTACAGTTAGAGAAAGATGACAGTCAGAATGCTCAGGCATATGTATCTCTTGCATCTACAGTTCCAGGCGTTAAATCAATTCAACGTATCAGTCTTATTGATGATGGTAATTACAAGGGAACTCCTACTGTAACAATATTCAAACCAACTAANGGAGTAACGGCTGCTGGTACAGTAACCATTGCTGAAGGCGGTATTGATTCTGTAACACTAACAGGTGGTGGATCAAATTATCTAAGTGTTCCTACTATATCATTCACACCACCAAATAAGACCACATCATCTCAAATTAAGTTTGGAAACAACTCTCTAAATCATACTGCCATTACAGATGTTATTGGTGCTAACTTCCATTTTACAACCAATGTAGATTCCAGAGATACTGGTAATGGTAGACTATCACTAAGTTTCTGGTTGTATCCAACTAAGTTTGATCCAGCAGTCAATGGTGGAACAGTCATGTGGACTGATAGATTCAAGATATATTACAGAGAGACAGGTAACATAGTGTTTGCTTCTGGTTCTGGATCTATTGAAAACACAACACAACTTAATCTAAATGCTTGGAACTTTATCAGAGTAGAACAATACAATACTGATGCAACTATATCTGTAAACGGAACTGCAAGTAACAGTCTTAATACAGCAAACCCAATTATGTTCTTTGCTGGTGATTCCCTGAAATTAGGTGCTGATGCTTCAGGACAGGGATTCATTCCTTCTCAGACTGCATCATTTGAGGGATTCTTAGATCATCTAACTATCAACTTGACTGGTGACAATGCACTAAGAACTAACACTGCAACTCAAGTTCCTACAACTGAAGCACAACAAGAGACTGATTTACAGACAAATGTTAATTCTAATTTCATTCGTAAGATGGATAATGAATTCCCATCTGTGATTGCAACAACTGATGCTACTAAAACTGTAACAGGATTGACTATCAATTATGAAGGCTGGGGATATACTTCGGTTCCTATCATGACTTTTGAAGATCCTGATCTTGGAACTCAGGCAACTGCGGTTGCAATTATGACATCAAGAACTGGTGTACCTAATCAATCTATTGATAGAATCTTACTAACAAA